TACTTAGTGCGAGATGGTAACGATGAGATAATCTTTGTTGGCGGTGTTTTTATAGACGATGAAGTCCCACAACTGTTTGCAATATTTTCTAGCAAGCTGCGGGATAACTTCACTGTGTTGGCGCGTGGTTCTCGTATGCTTATGTCGTTCTTTGATCAGACATACAACATCCTTACGGTGTCTATTCTTGCAAATCATGAGGCAATGTTGAACTGGGCAGCGTGGCTAGGATTTGATCCTGTTGGTTTTTCATCGTACAAAAATACAGACTTTGTTGAATTTGTGCGTTGCAATCCGCGTAAAAAAAATGTTTCACATGAAACATCACGGCCCGTAATGCACTGAGAAGCCCAATAGGATACCTTCGTTGATGATGCCAAGCGGATACCCAGATGCCCGTAACAACAACTTAGGAACTGTAAAATGGCTAATACAATCGACCAAGCCTTTATCAAACAGTTTGAAACCGATGTGCATCTTGCTTATCAGCGCATGGGTTCCAAGCTTCGCAATACTATTCGCTCAACAAATGTGACTGGTTCTGTCGCTCGCTTCCAAAAAATTGGAGCCGGTGCAGCATCAACTAAATCACGCAATGGTGACGTTACCGCAATGGAATTGGCGCACACCAACGTTGAAGCAACCATGGCAGACTTCTATGCTGCGGAATACATCGACAAACTTGATGAGTTGAAAATCAATATCAACGAGCGTCAAGCTGTTGCTGAGTCTGCTGCTTCTGCATTGGGTCGCAAAACTGATGAGATTATCACGACAGCAATGGATGCTGGTGCTAACTCAACTCAGATTGCTGACACTACTGGTGCTTTGGCAAAAGCTGATTTGCTTTCAATCTTTGAAACATTCGGTTCTGCTGACATTCCAGAAGACGGACAGCGTTATATTGCTATGGCCCCTGCTGGTTTTGCTGACTTGTTTAACATCAATGAGTTTGCATCATCTGACTTTGTTGGTCCACAAAACCTACCGTTTGCTGGCGGCATGACAATGAAAGAATTCTTGGGCTTCAAGATCTTCTCAACGTCTGCGGTAGCTGGTGGTAAGAACTTTGCGTACCACATGCGAGCAGTTGGCATTGGCGTAAACTCTGATGTCACGACTGAAGTAAACTATGTGCCACAAAAAGTGTCACACCTTGCGACATCAATGATGTCTATGGGTTCTGTTGTTATTGATGACAACGGTGTTTACGAAGTCTTAGACAACAACTAAAGGGTCGGGGGCTTCGGCCCCCTTCTCTCTTTCAGAGGGTTAGACATGGCAGTTTCCAGTACACACGCAAGCTCACCAATAGATGTTTGTAGTCGCGCTCTAATCCTTATTGGTGCTGAGCCAATTACTTCTTTTGATGATGGAAACAACGAAGCTCTAATTGCATCTAACATGTATGAAGACGTTGCTCGCTCTGCGCTGGTAAACTGTCGTTGGCGTTTCTCAACGAATCAGGTTGTTCTAAACAGATTAAGTGAAGCACCAACTGGACGCTATGATGCGGCGTATCAGCTTCCTAGTGGCTGGTTAATGACACATGCTGTTACTGTAAACGATACTCCCATTCAGTATCAGACATATGGAAACAAACTATTCTGCGATGAGACTGCATCTTCTGAGCTAGTGCTTGACTACACATATCGCGCTGAAGAACAGGACTGGCCTTCATATTTTACTGTAGCTGTTCAGTATGAACTAGCGGCAGTTTTTGCTGTTGGCTTAGCAAGGGATCAAGGGTTGGCTGGACTAATGGCACAGCAAGCTCAGATCTTTATGATAAAAGCTAGAAGCTTAGATTCGCAGCAGCAAACAACACGAAAGCTAAACACAAGTCGGTTTATATCAAATAGGCGTACATAATGCAGAAGGTTAAGGTTCCACTAACAAACTTCCAGTTTGGTGAAGTTAGCCCCTCTTTGTATTCTAGGACTGACACGCCAATCTACAATCAATCCGCGCAGCGCGTTGAGAACTTCTTTCTCCGATCTGAGGGCGGTGTTATTAAGCGATCTGGTTTAAAAAATATTTACCAGTATGACATAGCAATCAACACATCAAAGCGGCAACAGAGCCGCTTATTGCCTTTTATATTCTCTGATGACGAGCAGTATATTATCTCTCTGGAGCATGAGAAGATTCGTGTCTTTCAGATAAGTCCATCGACCGGCGCTGTCTCATTGATCCAAACAATCACTGTGAACGTAAACAGTGCAACCCTACCATTCGATCATAACTATCTGCATGAATATACATACGCCCAAGCTGGTGATGTTATGTTCTTAGCTCATCCAACATTTGTGCCACAGCAACTTGTTAGAACGGGGCTTACTACATTTCAGGTTGAATCATTTCAGTTTGACCAGAAGTCTGATGCAACAAAGGTTTATCAGCCTTACTACAAGTTTCAGTCTGCTGGTATGACACTTGATCCGTCTGCATCTAGCGGCAGCGGAGTTACCCTAACAACTAGCGGGGCGTATTGGGATACAAGCAGCCCGTCAAAGCATATAGGCACAACGGTTAGATACAACGGCAATGAGATTGAGATTACTGGCGTGACAAGCTCTACTGTTGCGACTGGTGATATTCTTGATTCATTAAAGGTTACTCTTAGCGCAAACTCTGTGAAGACCAATGAGGGCTCAAACATTGTTGAGGTTATACTGGCAAATCATGGATTGTCTGTTGGCAATTCGATTACGGTATCAAACTCAGGAACTATTGGTGGCATTTCAATAAACCAACTTAACGGTTCTCGCACCGTAGCTTCTGTTCTTAGCGATGATAAGTTCACATTTACTGCTGGCTCAAACGCTAACGCTTCTGAGCTTGGTGGTGGTACACCTGATATAACAACACATGCGCCAACTACATCTTGGGATGAGCAGTCTTATTCATCGCTTCGTGGCTTTCCTTCAGCGGTTACATTCCATGAAAACAGATTGGTATTTGGTGGAACATTAGCGCAGCCAGATTCAATTTGGTTTAGTAAGACTGCCTCTTATTACAACTTTGATGTGGGCGAGGCTAAGGACAATGAATCGATTCACCTCACTGCATCTGTTGGTGAGATCCAGCAAATCCGTCATTTGATTTCCAACCGTGACTTGCAAGTGTTCACCGCATCTTCTGAGATGTACGTACCGGCATTCCAAAATCAGCCAGTAACACCAACTAATGCACAGGTCAGGCGTCAAACACCTTTTGGTTCTGGTTATGAAAGACCGCAAGCAATTGATGGGGCAACACTATTTATTCAAAAGGGCGGTCAGATTGTTAGAGAGTATATCTTTAGCGATGGTGAAGCTGCGTATGTTGCAAGCCCAATATCAACCATATCATCACATTTAATTAAATCACCTATAGAGATGAACACTCTTTACGGAGCGTTAAGCAGATCTGAAAGCTATGTGTTTGTTCTAAACGATGATGGAACGATGGCAGTCTTTAACTCCAACCGAGCAGAGCAACGCGCCGGTTGGGTAGAGTTTACTACTAATGGTGTATTTCACTCGACTGTAACTATTGATGATCGTGTGTTTGCTAATGTTGAATATGACTTGGGTGATGGCACAGAAAAGATTGTTTTGTGTGAGTTTAATGCTGGCTTTAATACTGACATGGCTAAAGAGTACAGCGGCACAGCTGGTGTCTTTAATGTTTCTTCTGACTTTAATAATGGGGCTGTTGTTCAGGTTGTAGACGGTAATAGCTTTGTCGGAGAGTTTACGGTGGCCTCTGGCAATGTAGATGTTTCCAGCGTTGATGCCTCGCTAACGACTGCTGAGATTGGGTATAAGTTCAACGTAGAGCTAACGACAAACCCGATTGATGCCTCTGTTGGGGCTGGCCCTTTAACGGGAACACCTAGAAGCTTAGGTAGTGTTTACCTAGATTTAAACAGCACTCTATCATGTAAGGTAAATGGAACGGCGCTAATCATTCGGAATGTGACTGATGATTTGTCTGTGCAGCCAGCTGCATTTACTGGGAAGAAAGAGTTTAGGTTAATAGGTTATAGTCGTGATCCACAAATTAGCATTACGCAAGACGCACCACTAAACTTGCAGATTAATGGATTAGTAGCGGAGTTAATATTCTAATGAGTTTTTTCCAGATATTAGGAATGGGCTTAAGCCTGATGGGTGGCAACGAGGCCGCTAGAGCGCAGGAACAAGAGTCTAAGCAAACCGCAGAAAACATGATTACCGATAGAATTATTGGTGAAGCACAAGCCGCGCAGCAACAAAATATGCGCTATCAACAATACTTTGATGACCTCGCAAGCAACGAAGCCACATTGCTTTTCAACAGAGATATTGATTCTAGCATGGAGGCTTTCTTTAAGGGACAGAAGGAAGTGGCGTTTGATGACTTAGCCGTTATGCAAACTCAAGCTGGACTAGAGTCAGGGAAGAGAACCGTTCAGTCTTTGGTTGAGGTTCAGCGCGGAAAGAATGAGGCTAGGGCTACAAGGATTAGAACCTATTCTAACTTTGCAACTGGTATGCATGACTTAATGAGGACTCAATAATGGCTCAAATAATTCGTAGAGCAAGGCAGCAATTCAACCAGCCAATTGGTGTGGTTCGCATGGACACTGGCGCTGCTGAGGTAGCCAATGCATTTGCTGAAGCTGGTGAGTCAATCCGCAGACAAGCGTATCAGGTAGATGCTGAAGAAGCCAAGAAGCGCGGCGAAGAGGCTGCGGCTGCTGCCCCATCTATAAAGCTAAGAGCGTATAAGGATGGTGAGCCAGTAGACCTTAGCCCACCTGAAGGCTTTGGAAGAATAGCTAGAGAGTCTTATCGCGCTGTTATTGAGCGTAGGTTCCTTGAGACTATGGACACTGACATTCGCCTCAAGTCAAAAGAGCTTGCTGGTAAGTATGATCGCAGTCCACTTCAGTATGACAATGCAATGCAAGCTTACTTAGATGGGCTTGCTGAAAGCACTGAGGGCCGCTTCAAGCAGTTTGTTGTTGATTCTGGCAGCGCCATCAAAGAGAGCACCCATCTTGGTTTGGTAGATGAAGCTCGCACTCGTGCTCGCGCAGATGCAGCGCAACACATTGTTTCTACAAATTCTGAATTTAATAAACAAATCAGGATGGAGTCTCGCACTGGAAACTTTAGTGCTGTTGATAAAATAATTGAAGAGAGAGAGCAGGCTACACTTGAAGGTGAGGGCGCTGGATTAAAGGTTGGATCAAGCTCTATTGTTGCTAGTGAAATGGCTGGCGCTGCTGCTGCTGAGTATCTTGTTACTCAGATGAATACCTTAAGCAGGACTAACAGGGAAAGAATTTTAGCTGCTATTACTTCAAACTACTCTCTTCCTTCTGGTGGGAAAGCAGAGGAAGTCTATCAGAACGTTGCAAAGTATATTGATGCAAACAATAAGCAGTCAGTTGTTGCTGAGCTAAATGCAGCAAAGGGAGACTTAGATGCTCTTGATGCAGCAATAAAAGCTGAAGCGGTTAAGGCCGGAGTTGCATCGCGGCAAGAAAAGCTTTTTGACTTAGATAGAACTGGAACAAGTTTTCTTTATGATTCTGTTAGAACTGCAAATGATGCTTTTTATAGTGAAGATGGAGTTTCAATAGACACAGCTTTATCTGCTACGTCAAATACATTGCTAGAAGAGCTTAGAGAGCTTGAGCTATATAGGCGCAATAATGATCAGTTTACTCAGACTGACTATGAAAGAGAATCAGATGAATTAAGACGAGCAGTTTTATCTCCGTTTATTACTAGGGCTGCTGCTGAAGGAAACTCAGAAGCATTTCGTCAAGCGCTTTCAAGCGGAAATCCAAGTGCAATAGCAATGCTAACAGAAAATCAACAGGACGTTATTGCCGGTATCAACAAGTATGGATTGTTTGAGGGATCAGCTGATGACATAGCTTTTGTTAGCCCATTAATATCTCAAGCGTCCTCTTCAATAGAGGAGTCGCATCTAAGGCAACAAGCCGTTATTGATTTTGAAGACGGGTACAATGACCTTGTAACCGAAGGCGAAACAAATGGTTTTGATTCAATTGACATGGATGCTTACCTTAAGGACTCAAAGGGTATTAACCCAGCTAAAGTAGACGAACTTAAGCAGAAGTATAACTTTTTTGTTGCTAAAGAAGACTTCAGTGGAATAGCAACTGCTGCTGCTTCTATTGCGCCTGATGGTGCTGGGTCTTTAGCTGTTGATAGTATTGTTAATTATATAAATAGCGGCGGCAAAACGGATATGAGCGAAGGGGCTAAGGGTTTAATTGACGCAGCTTTAGAGGGTCTTCTACCAATTCAACGTGAACAGATTGAAACTCACCTTCGCAGCATTTCTTCTGGATTAAAAAAAGAAGAAACGGCTCAAGCGGCTGCAAGAAAGACTAAAGAAGATGTTGCTGATTTTATATCAGGAAATATTGATAGGGGTGCAAAAAAATTTCAGGATATTTCTGAAGCGTTAGTTGATGCTGAGGGTTTTAAAATATCAGATTTAGAAACCCTTACACCAAGAGTGGAAAGGATTATGTCTATAGCCCCACCTACATTTCTTGTAAACAAACTTAAAAACCTTTCTGCTGGGCAAGGCGATGATGATGCTCAAAACGTTTTGTCTCTTTACTCTAGGCTTAGAGATTAT